ATATGTTCCTGACCCTTGAACTCGCGACAGTCCTCGTCAAAGCACCGCTGGGAGATGCGTCCAGAACGTATAGAAAACCATGTATGATTCGACTTATGGTCCTTGTGAATCCCCTCACAATACTTGGAGTCGGTCTGAGCGAACCAACCGTCGTGATCGTTCCTCTGAACCTTCTTGATATGCGTTCTCCATTGACCTTCCATATATTTGCGCACAAACTCCTCAAGTGGGCCGTTATTTTCAAGAACCTCCTCATGACGCGCCTCTTCCTCCGTCCGCACAGCAAAGAGCGTGAGGATTTCCACGCTGGGTTCCTTTGCGAACAACGTGCCGTTCAGGTCCCTCCATGGAACATACGGGTCTCCGGTGGGTTTCTTGTGGGACCATAACATTCTGAGACCTGACCCTCCATAAACCGACGCATCGATCACACGATCCCAATCAAAGGCAAAGTCTCGTGATAAATTTAAAATTATTTTTGATCTAAAATTAAGAGCCTGAGTTCTGGTGACCACCAAGTCTGGCCAATGAATATGAACCCCTGATTTTATGAGACCATCTGCTATAGGTCTCGGACGCGCTCGAGCAATCAGACATCTTGATGACGTGCCAAGGGCTTCGTGAATTATAGAACAAAATTGGATAAGATCTTCATCCTTCAGTTTCTCTTGGGCCTTGTAATCCAGGTCCACGAAGAATTTGAAAAGTTCCGTCTTTTGCTCGACCACGTACAATTTTGTTCCTGAATTAATCGCATCCACACAGGCTTGGTTGAATTCCCTGGTTTCCTCTGTGGGTACGAAAAGGATCCCACCATCCATGAGGACGTGGGTGGCGTGGCCGTTCGGGACCCGCCATCTTTCTATTGACATTATCAATTCAGAGACTAAATTCTCTAAGAGTCTTCATCATCACTATCTGCTATAAGCCAAGACCAGAAGGGGCGGGGGCCCTTTTTCTTTTTTTGGGGTTCCTCCTTTGGGATCGACTCTTTCAGAGTCTCCTGCTCCTGCTCAAGTTTTTCAATTTCATAACACAATTTGCGAAGGGACATGTCCTGTGCAAGTTGTTTAGGGTCTTCATCCTGACCTCGCATAGATGCCAGGATGGTGGCGAACTCGATTTTGGATCGGGTCATCCTATAGTAAGTGCGTAGCAGTTATTTGGTCGCGCGTAGCGCGGCCGGTTAAGAATTTTGAAAAAGGCTCGTGGCCGCTGGCGCGTCGGAATGACTTCGTCATTCGCCCTAGACCCTGAGATTAAAAGGAATCTTTGGCTGATTAAGGGCCTGTTGAAATTCAGGGTTGCCCAAGACGTGCTGACGTATCATGGGCCAGAGGTTTGGCAATTTTGAAATGGAATCAAGATTTTCAAATTTACAGTCGTCATTCTCATCATAATTCTTGCGGAAGGGTACAGAGTTGGCGTCCATCTTGCCCATTTCCTCCGTGAACCGTTTGACGATGTGCCGTTGTTCAATGGGGGTCATTTGCATGTTAAATACATAGACGTGATAATGGTTCAGAACATCCACACCATCCTCCACATCCCGGGGTTCTGGTGTATTGGTCGAAAACTTGAAGTAGGCGTAGGAGCCGCGCTTCAGGTTTATGATGCCACGTGTTTCTTCTTCGAGTTCACGAACTGCACACCGAAGTGGGTTGTAAATCTCGCGTCGGCGACACCCGCCTGTGACGAAGGTCCATTCACTGTACCTTCTGTCGTGCACGATGAGGAAGTGGGGAACTTCATTCACTAGGCTGACGGGTATGGCGATTGCTTTGTGCCTCTCTCGAGGGCCTCTGGGCAACATTGTCACCCTCTGATACTTCCAAATCAAAAAAGTCACGGAGATTTCCCGTGCGCGGACTGTAGGTAATCAAAAACACAAGTCCCAAAAGAAGGACCCAGTGCCAGAGTTGCATGGAGACCAAGGCGCAGCCTTGTGATAATTATATGTTTAAAATTGGGTTTAATTGGCGTAGAGGAGCGAGCCGAGGCCGTTCTGGATGCGGAGCACATTGTAGCCGATGGCGTACAGGTACGTGCTCTTGATCAGAGCGCCGATGGTGATGGTGGGGGGCACGACGATGCGGTACGTGTCCAGACGGGAGAAGTTCAGGGTGCCCGTGGGCTGGAGCTTGGAGGTGTCCAGGCAGTAACTGATGATGCCCACATTGGCCAGACCGGCGTCCTGTCCGTTGGGCAGGTAGCCATAAGGCGTATTGAAGTACTGGGGCAGGTCAACATAGGTGGGCAGGTGGCGGAACTCACCGACATCCACACCGTTCACCTGGGTCTTGAGCTGGTGATCCTTGACGAGAGCCGCGTTGGTGCCAGTGCTTCCGTAAGTCTGGGTGTAGTTGTTGCTCGTGAAGGCCAAGAACTTGACGGGCTGAGCCAGAGCCAACTCCTGCATCGTCTGGGAGCCCAGAACGATCGTGCGCTGGACCTGGGTAATCAGCAGATCCTGGGGCGTGTTGGCGAAGTAATCGCGCTCAGCCTGGTCCAGGTACGTGAAGTTGGCCCAGCAGATGTACTGCAACTGGTTGTAAGTGCTGGCGCCCACGGCGGCGTTGAAGCCGGTCGCGGTCGCCAGGCTTGAAGACCAGGTGATGCGCAGCTCCACGTCGTGGAACTGCAGAGCCACCAGGGGCAGGGACACGGACCAATCCTTGTTGAAGAAGAACTTGACGGGGTAGAAGACGTTGGTTCCGTTCGTGGGGTCGGTCACGTTGCCGATGAGCAGACGCTGGCTATAGTTCTGGGCACCGGTGACGGGCTCGATCGCGGTCGAGTAGGTCACGTCCTGGGTGTCGATCACCTGACCACCGATCATGAGCTCGATCTTGTCAATCACCTTGGTCCAATCCACAATGGGCACCATCGCGCCGTTGGCGTCACGGGCGGACAGATATATATAGTTGACCAGATCACCCTTCTTCTCCAGACGGACGGTGGAGATGCCACCGGCGATGGGGGCGCCCTGGATCACCTGACGCTCCGTCGAGCTGGCGTAATGGGTGTAACGCCGGTAGTTGGAGCGGAAAAAGGAAACCTCGGGTTTGCCCGTCAGCCAAGCGTCCTGAGCACCAGTTGCGACAAGTTGAACGATACCACCGCTCATTTTACAATTGGTCTAGATTATTTTACTGTGGATTTAGACGGCCGAAAGGGGAGGGAGGGCGATCGGGTTTTTCTCGAGCTGCTGGATGGCCACGTCAAGACACTTGGACGAAGCCAGTGGGTTGAGCTTATCTTTCTTCTCATCGAATCTGTAAAACTCCGGGCCCAGATAGTTCTGGAACCGGGAGCCGTTCATATGAGAGACTGGCACCGGCTTTGACTCTGGGCGGAGGTTGGTCATCGCGCCCACCTGGTTGACGGGATCGTTGCGGACATTCATCCCACCGGCGTTTCCTGCACGATCCGGATTGGAGCGGTTATCGCTCACGCGCGTCAGGGACTTGTCGGTATATGCGCCGCCCCCACCCTCGGCGTATGGCTGAGCCACATTGTATTGGGCCGGGCCCGTGGAGAGCGTGTCATTGCGCGTCGTTTGTTCGTCGCGAATGGTGTTCTTAGCCGTCTTGAGAAACTCGGGGCGGCCCTCAGCACCGGTGATGGCGCCACCCTGACCCTGGGCACGATTCCGAGCCGGGTCACGATACCACGCCTTGGTCTCCTTAGCCTGGTGCGTCACCTCACCAATACCACCAGCACCACCGCTCTTGATGAAAGAATCAGCTGGACCATTCCGACCCTCGAGCGTCGTGAGGCGCTCCTCATTGACGTTGTTGGGCAACACGCGGAAGTATTGGTGGAAGCCACCCGCGGCATCCACATTCGAGCCGACGCCCAGACCTGGACCGACACGGCGGCGCTCAATTGGCTGGAGGTTGTTCATTTTATTCGTCACATATTGACGGTTATACAGGTCGTAAACGGGCTGACCGAAAGGAAACCGGTTGGCGTCTGGAGAAACGTCCTGAAGGTTCCCGACCGCCTCCTTTGGCTGGAGGCGCCAGTCACCGATGCGGCGACCGAGATTGGGCGTCATGATGCGCAGGTCAAATGCATCCTTGGAGTGATCACGTGCATTCGCTGCGAGATCCACATCACGACGGGTAATTGGCCGAGTGGTTGGCAGTGGTTTGCGCTCGACGGATTTTTCTTCTGAACCGTCCGAGAGGCGCTTACCGGCAAACACAAGACCCACGACGGCTGCTAGAGCCAGAGGATCCATATTAGTATTTACAGAGGAATTATTTTACTTCTTTGAGCTGTAGTAGCGCTGAACAAAACGGTTGTTCTGGTCATCAGCGTAGGTGCTGATGGGGTCCCAAGACATGACACGCTGTGGGATGGTCACGTAGCTATTGGGAAAGTCGTAGGTCTGCTCCGACCAACCCTTCTTCCACGCCGTGGTCGTCTGCTCACGCAGGTAAGAACTGGCATCGGCCAGGTCCTCGAGCAGCACAGTCGCCGGCCCCATATGGACATTGGGCTGGAGAATAACGGGAGCCGCGTCAAGACGTGGCATTCTTAATTTTAGTTGCGAAAAAAAGCTCAGCGTCCGTTACCTGCCCGCATTTGTGTACGCTCTGGGAAATGGAACTGGAAATTGTCTGGATCACACGCCTTTCCACCCTGATCCTTGCACATGGGGGCGAACTGCTTACCGTATGCAGCGGTTGCGAAAGCGTTCTGATCATTGGGAATTGTGGTTGACGCCGTAGTGTAAAAATTGCGCTCGGCATCGCGAACACGCTCAAAAGGGTGGATGGTGCTCCACGCCGCCTGGACGTCACCTCGGACGCTGGGATACCAAGCCGCAGGGGGGCGGTCTGGATTCTCCGTGTACTCGCTCATCAACACGTTGCCCATGGGGTTCGTGACGGACGGGAGCGTCACCTCGTCGCGCAGAAGGCTGGGGGAACGGCCATCACCGTAGGCTGGGCGAAGGAGGCCGTCCGAAATGA